CTCAACTATGAATCGCGCATGATATCCATACGCCCTGATATTAACTAGAAATTTTGTCATGATTATTCACCTTTTACCACAAAAAAAAGGGGCCGTTAAGCCCCTTTTTAAATTATTTATTTTAACGATTATGTTGCGTTAGAACCGAAAATACCTCTAGGGTCAGAGAATCCGAATACGTATCTCTCTCTAGCTTTGTATCTTACGTTGCCTGTATCGAAGTCACCTTCCATTGAAGTTTTGATAGGTGATCTTACGAAATGTTTAAGACCGTTTGGTACATCTGTTTTAATGAAGAATTTCTTCGCAGAAGTTAAGTAGTGGTTTACTACGTAACCTTGTGGAATCATTCCCATTGACGCAATTGCGTTAATGTCATTATCAGCTGTGCCTACTCTGCCAGCAGACTTCATCAGTCTTTCAGCAGTAAATTGTAAAGCAGAAGGAATTATTAATTTTGTTCCTTGTGCTGCAATTTTTAAGCCTCTTTCATCAGTAAGTGCCGCGATATCAATCAACGACTGTTCTAATGAAGTTTCGTTAAGTTCAGCAGGTGTGCTTAACTCGTTAGAGAAAGTTCCCGCTAAAGTTGGGTGAACAGCAGAACAAAGTTCTACTCCGTCACCACCAGCAAAGTTTGAATCAAACGCGTTGTTCAATACTGCTGCTGCCTTAACTTGCTTCGTGTTTGCCATAGATCTTGCTAATGCTTTTGTATATCTAGACGCAAGTCTGTCATACAAGTTGTCTTCGATCGCTTCTTCAGTGATCGCGAAAGCAAGTGCTATTGTTTCGTTAGTGTAACGTGCTGTGAAAGTTTCTTGTGCATCATCAAATGTTACACCTTGACCTTCAGGTTTTACTGCCGCATTCGCGAAACCAGATAACATTACTTCTTCTTCAAAAGCTCTGTCAGAAGTTTCTGTGTCGAATATTTCAGCATGCTCGTTAGCATATTGTTTGTACTCAAGTCCAAATAGTGCATTCAGACCAGGCTCTAGTTCTTTAACTAGCTGTGCTCGTGATATTGCCATAGTTTTATACTCCTATTCTACTATTAATTATCGCCATTATACAAGTTTGAAGCACCAGCAATAACTACGATTTGGTTTGATCCAACCGCTGTGTTATCTTTGTTTTCAGGGTCATTTGCTGATCTCACAAGTTTAAACATGTGAGTAGAAGCTGCCCCGCCTCCGATGTCTAGTGTAACAGTCGATTGACCGCTAACCGCATCACTTGCAGTAAAGCTGTTTACGTTATAGCCAGCATCTCCGTACATAGCTTGAGTAACTGCCGCATCCGCTTTTGTTTCGTACTCTTGAAACGGATTGTCATTTACAAAACCTAAGCCGTCGTCGCTGCCTGTATTATAGTCAGTTCCAAATGTTGTGGACGCTGCTACTGAGTTTGCGAAAGTTGGTTTGCTCGTTGTGCTGTTTACGAAGAAACATCCATTGAACACACCAATAAGAGGAGCATGACCTGAATTGTCATATGTTGCTCCACCATTTCCACCATCATCAGTAGTTGCGAAACTTGCATCTTGTAAATAACCTTGGTCACCACTTGCATCTTGAAGTGATACCGGATTATTTTTGAAGATACCAACACCTAGGCCTGATTTGATTTTGTACTCAGATTGTCCCGACGTTGCTGGAGTATTTCCAACAGTCGTTACAGTTCTTAAGCCAAAACCAGTTGTACTTGCATTTGCCATAGTTTTAGTTTCCTTATTGTTGTTAAGTTAATTTAATGGATAGGAATTGCTAAATTATTAGCTTTTCTTTGTACCACCAAAAGTTACACTAGATGAAGATTCATTTCTGAATTTCATCCCAGCTTGCCTTTCCTTCATAAGATCGTTGTTTATGGCTTCATCTTTTTCTTGAGTCTTCTTGTTATAGTAAGCCTCAATTTGAGCTGCGATCTCTTCCGGTATCCTTGCCAGCAAAAGGCCACCTACTCCAATGATTCCTGCGTATCTTCCTTCAGTCATCTGTGGAAAGTCTTGATCTGGATATTCATCAGCTCTAACTAATTCGTATCCTTCTCTTAACGAAGCTGCAACATTTTTGGTATCTTGATACCCCATGCTTTCAGCTCTTATCCACTGATGTCTATAACCTTCTGGCGCAGGTGGTGCATCGAGTGAGTTGGGTGGAGTCCAGATCTTTTTAGATTCCTCTTTTGATCTTGTTTGACTCGCACGTGAAGTTCTTATTTTATCTTTTTCCATATGCCTATACTCCTTCCGTGATTTTTAATTGTTTAGCATAATCTTCGAGTGGCACACCTAATCTTTTAGCGATTGCTACCTGTGAAGGCGTGAGTTTTACAGTTTTCTTGCGTCCTGTTGAGGCTGAACGTTTAGCCGAGGCTACGTTTTGAGCAGGTTTTGCTCTCTCTGTAGGTTTTGACTCTACTTTATCAAATTTATGCGGAAATTCAAGTCTTATTCTTTTATCAACTTCCGTATAGTATTCATCAGTTTTAGGATCATAACCTTCCTCCTCTACTAGCTTTTTATGTATGTCAAAAGCCGTATAAGTCATAGCTGAATCGTTACCAAACCAAGAGTTATTAGCTGCCCACTCTTCCGCTTTAGGATCTGTTGCAGGTTTTCTATCAGTTCTTTGTGTATTGATATTAACTTCTTTTTTTGGTGCTTCCTCTCTATTTTTCATAGACGAAAGTCTAGCTGCATCCATAGTCAAATTTGCAATTTGTTCTTGGGCTGCAACTTGTGCTTCGATATCTTGAGACTCAATAGCAGTTTTAAGAGCTAATTTAGCTGCTGCTAAATTTGTCTTAACTCTACTTTCAAACTCAGAAACATAAGTTTTATCTAATTTAGATAATCTACCTTCAACTGTTTCTTTATCTTTTTTTATTGACTCAGCGTAAGCGATTGCCTCTTCTTTTTGCCTTTCTGCTTCTCTCATTTTACGAGTTAGTTTAGCAATTCTTTTTTGAACTCCTTCACTATATTCTTTTAACTCGTCCTTTTTCTCTTCGCTTTTTTCTTCAACAGGTTTTTCTTCTTTTGCTTCTACCTGTTCAACTTCCACCTTTTCTTCTTCTTTTGCAGCTTCCTCTTTGGGTTGCTGTTCGTCTAAATTAATTTCAGTTGCTGATTCATCTGCATCACCAACATCAATTAAGTCATCGTTTTTTTTAGCTTCTTCTTGCATAGTTCCTTCCTATGTTAAATGTAATGAAGAATCGATTCTGGGTCACCAATGGTTCCTAGAACTTCATCATCGTTTAATATACGCACTTCTCCGCCTTCTATTGGTAATCTTGCACCAGCATATCTGGCAAACATTACCCAATCTCCTACTTTACACCATGGCTCTATAAATTTTTCTTCATCTTTATAAGCCAGGTCTCCCATTTTTAAAACATAACCACATGTTGTTGCGATTCTTGCTTTGTCTAATTGTTCTTGTGAAAATAAAATTCCACCTTTGGTTTTCTCTCTAGGTGTAAAAGGTAAAACTAAAATTCTGTATCCAGCAGGGTCAGGTAATTGATCTACCATTTCCTTAATGCTTTCTGGATCTAATCTTTTTGCGTGGGGTTCTTCTTTTGCTTCTTGTTTGTATTTTTCTTCTAATGCATTGACATGTTTAGGAGTTTCCTTTTTTGTCTCCTCCGATGTCGATAACGTTTCCTTGCTCATTTTTTTGCTCCTTATAGTTTAGCAGGTTAGAGATTTCCTGTAATATTATCGAATAGGCATGTGCCTGACCCAATAAATACTTGTATTTTTCCATATTGTCAACACCCCCACCCATCATAGTATCTTGTATTTGAAGTTGAGCGTTGTTAATGGATTTTTTTATTTTATCTATAATCACTAAATCTTCCATTATTCAAACTCCTTAAGTGATTCTAGTTTATCTTTAGCTTCAGCTATCTTAGCCATAAGCTTGTCTACTTCTTCTAAATGTTGTGGATGCTCTCCTATACCCACAGGATTATTTAGATATATATTTACAGTCGCGTCTGCTTCTGCAATGTCTGCTTCGTATCTTGCTCGAAGCGCATTTATCATTCCTACTCTACTCACGTTTTCCTCCTTTTTCTGATTGCTTCTTTTCCTTTTTTAAATATGCTTGCCACCTTTGCCTTACCCATAACTTTGGCTCTTTGTTCACCAACGGTAAGTATTTGGATTTTCCTCGCAAACGGTTTAGATATCTTTTTAACCTTTGCAACAGTTTTACGAGCATCTGCAGGGGTTGCAAACTTAATTCTAACAGTATCTCTAGGATTCTCATCTGTGTATAGTCTCCTACCAGAACCTTTAGGTTTTTTACCAGTGCCTATTTTAGGATCTGCCACGTTTCATCCTTTTAATATGCTTCTTAATAATTTTAGATTGTTTTTTGTGTAACTTGGAAGCTTTACCTAAAGCTTTAGCTACCTTCTGTAGTTTTTTTACCATTTAACATTTCCATCTTCTGCGTGCCTGTCTTAGTCTTGAATTAGGATCTCTTGCAGCCTTTGGAAATTTTTTCATTTGTCCTGCGCTTCTTGCACAATACGATTTTCTTCTCTTCGCTGCAGCAGAACCTTTTTTGACTTTGCCAGTTACCGCTGTTTTTAATTTAGAACCGGGATTTAATCTTCTGTAGGCTTTGACACCGGCTCGAGTCATACCTGCTCCAGATTTTGTAGATCTGAAGTTCTTTTTATTTCTTGCAGGCATTCTATCCTGTCTCCTCATACCAATCCTCCCATACTCATACTTTTTCTTTTCTTAGCAAATGTTTTTACATTTGTTGGTTTTGGTCCTGTGTTACCTGCCGCTCTTTTTCGTCTGACAGCACTCGCCCTTTGCGATGCGCTCATCCGTGTG